AATGAATACATTCTTGCAACTGTAGATGGAGAAAGATTTACACCATTTACAATTTGATTAGCACGAGCAAGACCAACTCTGGTCCCGCCACGCTTTCCTTCAGACTTCCATTGAAGTGCTCTACGAGCTGCAGATTTCATTCCATCTGTTGGTCTAAGATTAATATCAGCCTTTAGAATATCATCCATATTATCCATAGAATGTCCTTCGAGACTTTCTAGTCTTTCTGCATCCTGGTACATCATACCAATACTATATGGTGTTGCAACCCATTCTCCATCTTCGTTGTCATAAACTCTAACTGACATAGCTGGATTTTCTGGTGGCATTGATTCAAGCGAGAATTCATCTCCTGGCATTCCAAGAGTTCCACCTTCCAACATAATGTGCTCTACACGACCATGAACAACACCATCAACGGTGTTTCCCATAACAAAGTCGCCTTCTTTAATATCTGCCATAGTTTAATTATACATCAATATCTTTAAGTTCGTGGAATAGTTGAGAAAATAACACATATTCGTCTTCTTCTAGCTCATTATAGGCTGCATCGTGGTCAAAGCTTTTATTATTTAAGCGAATGTTCCAGTCGCCGTCCTCATTAACTGGATTCATCTCAATAAATCCTTTGTTCCAGATGCTGAATAGAATTTCGTTAGTTACTGCTTCATGAACATCCATAAACTCTGGGATAGCCATTAGGTCTTCAGTAAATCTATATAGTGGCTCACCGTCTTCTGAAAATCCAATTATTTCCATTAACTTATTTTCTAGCAGGAACTCAAACATTTCTGCGATTTCTTCTGGAGTTACTTGTTCATCGTCATCCATTTGTTCTCCTAAATCATTCCTATATTAATTAAGTAGTCTTTCATATTATCTGGCATATCTCTTTTAGGAGCAAATGTCACATTTCTTTCTTCCATTTCAAGTCTATCTTGTCTTGCTAAAGACTTGTATGTGTGAATCTCAATTTGTTGATTCATATTCTTCGGTGTACCAGCAATAGCATTATAGATTGCTCCACACACGGCATCTGAAAGGTCTTTAGAACCTTTGCGTGGATGGTCTACCTTATCTTTTACAATGCGTAATTGTACCAACTCATCCTTAAGTAAGTCAATAGATGGACCAATAATTCTTTCTTCTGATACTAAAATTTTCATATCTTCATAGTGTTTCTTTGCTACTGATAATGTTTCAGTATTCATTCCATATGCACGAAGCTCTGTCATAATGTCAAGTGAGTTCCATCTATCGAATGTTACCTTTTTAATATTAAATCCCCTATTTCTAATATCTAGAATATATTGTTTAACATCTGAGAAGTTAACATACTTATCTGATGTAGGTGTCCACCATCTAACTGCGTCTACAATAACAACTGGGACAATAATGTCTACCTCGTTAATAGTATGTGTCTTTACCCACTTTTCAATATGTGCAAGTGATACCGCACAATGGTCATGCTTTTGTGCTAGGTCAACATGTACGAAGTAAATTTTACTTTCATCTGGGGTAAACCATTCTGCAAATCTTCCAGTCTCATCCACTGCCATTTGATTTTGATTAAAGCAAGCATTAATCTTTTCTCTAGATGGGAAAAATGCGTCTACCGCATCTGGTGGCATACATGCAAAACGAGACAATGCATCTGTTGGATTAGTTAAAAATTGAATTTTAAAGTCTGTAATTTTACGAGTTGGATTAACTTCCCAGGTTGGTCTGCGGAGTGCAAATACCTTGGGAACTTTATATGAAATAATGTGGTCTTCATCCCATTGGATTGAGAACTTATTCTTTTCATCAAATATGTCATTCTCTTCATCAATTAAAAACTCGTGTTCACGAATAACAACTTCTTTTTCTGCGACAACAGCATTATATCTTTGTTGAATATAGTCATTCTTATAGCGGGGAAATGAAAGAAGAATTACTTTTCCAAAGTCTGGGAAACGAGAGTCTACAGATGCACGATACATATCATAGATAGCGCCAGCAGTTTTAGCTTGGTCATGTCCAGTTGTGTTATCGATTGCAAAGCCTGAAATCTCATCGAGAATTACACAGATAACATTGTAACCTTCAAATGATTCTCTTTCCGAGTGACCAGAGTAGCAAGTTACATACTTATCGAACTGAATATAGCTTTGCTTAGGGTCATACTTACCAGCAAACCAAGGACTATTTTCAATACGCTTTTTAAAGTTATCAAAGAAGACTCGCTTGGCTTGGTCAGCGTTAATAGCAATATTGATGATATCAATAGAGTCTCCTGGTGGCTTTCCATAGTAGGTAGCAGGGTCTTTAAGACATAGAAGTAGATAAACAATATAAGATACAGCAATTGTTGACATATAGTCCTTACCAGAACCCTTGCCTAATTGAAGAATTACTTCACTCATTGTTTGTTTCCAGCGAGCGTTTGCTACTTCTTCTCCATAAAGATGGATTAAAGTTTCTTTTTTATAGATTTGAGACATAGCACGAATAGCGGTATATTGATGTTCTGATAGTGGTGGTAGTCCAAGATACTCTTTACTAGTTACAAACTCTTCAATTGGCACTGGTCTTTCTTCAAAGTCTTCGCCACCAAGCATATCAATAATGTCATCAAACATTAGAATGCCTCTGCTTTATCTGTCACTTCACTAAGTCTAGCCATTACTTTCGGCTTACATGTTTCACATTGAGATACAACTTCTTTAATAATAGATGCAAGAATCTGTTGCTTCTCTTCTGTAGCAATAATCTTTTCTGCCATCTCATTATTTTCAAGTACTCCAGCCTTTTGTAGCATATCAATTTGCTTTTGCTGAATATCTGCAACAAGTTTAACTCCAGCAGTTCGCTGTGCAAGGTTAGAGGTATTTGTTGCCTCTTCGATAATGTCCCATGCTTCTTTAATTAACATTGAATAATGTGCATCTGCACCACTCAATGCTTCTCTTGCTCTTAGCTGTACTTGTCTATCAGATTGCACAACTTGTCTCCACTCATTTAGATATTCAATAACATCTTTGCGAGTATACCCAGTTAATTTTGCAATCTTTGTTGGGTCCGTATTACCCTTCAAAAATTCATTAACAACAATATTAATTCTTGACCAATGGTCTGCAAGTTCTAGTTCAGACATTACTCTTCACATACTTTCTCTTTGGTTTAACTAAACATTTAAGTCTTTCAACATAAAAAGCTCTATAACCAGAACGGCTATAGCAGTCAATCCACATAACATCTTTTTCTTTGTGATGAACTACCCGTTGAAAAATAAATTCTCCATGCTCGCTCTTAATTTTAATCTTCATTCCAGGCTTAATAACATCTCTACCATGCTTATATTCGTAGAAAATTTCCCAATTTGGATTAATAAAAGGTTCTGGTCTATATTTTTTCTTAGCCATTAGCCACCTGTGCTATAAAATCCAGGACCATTAAAGGTTATTGATGGTGCATTCCAAGAACGCTTTCTTAGATTTCCACAGCCTTCACAGGAAACTGGCTCATCTCTATCATCAACTAGTCTTTGTATGTCAACCGAATTGTCACACTCTATACATGTGTATTGGTATGTAGGAATTTTAATCTCTCCTTATGTCTAGAATACTATTATATCAGTAGTTTCCTTCAAGGCGCTTAATCTCGTCTTGAATATAGAAGATAGCCTTTTTTAAATCTTCAATGTGCTTCTCTTCGTTCTTGAGTCCAGCCCTCCATAGATACTTCATAGCATTGCCAATATTGTAATTACGGTGTCGAACTACCTGAATACACTCAACCCCAGATGGGTCAGATGTATAGTGCTGTGGGTGATTTACCATATCAGTAATATATACTTCTGTATATGGCTTTGGCTCATGCCAATCTGCTCCCTTATATTCCTTCATTTAATTTCTCCTTAATCTTTTTAAGTCTAGGTATTGCATATTTTTCCATAATGTCTTCCCAATTCCATTTTTTATGAATTGCCACAGCTTTTACTGCAGATTCTTTAAACTCTTGTTCATAGTTTTCATATACTTCTCGCATAAGCTTTCTAATTGATTCTTTTCTTGGCATATAGATTTCCCCAAGATATGACTCTACTAGATAGCTTGGAATTCTTTCTGGAACTGGAACAAGGTCGCTTTCAATCTTGTGCTTTATGTCATCTTTATACTCAGCCCATTCCCAACTAGAAATTACTGGCATACCACTAGCCATACATTCGAGCGGCATCATTCCAAATCCCTCGCCCCATGATGGATAAACTAGGCAATGGGTATTATGAAGCACCTTTAAATAATCACTGAAGGATAGTGACTGACTCATTGTTTTAATATTTGGATAAATTGTTTCTGGGGCTACAAGATTTCCATCTTTATCTGGAACTCTAATTGTATGACCCTCTGGATAACATTTAATTAGTAGGATTACATCTGGATTATCACCAAACTCTTCAATAAAAGCTTCTACAGTTACTTGTCCACCCTTACGAATATAAGGCTCTCCAATATGCAAGAAGATAAACTTATTATCTTGTAATTTTCTTTTTACTGGAATAAATTTCCCAGAGACACCGTGAGGAACAACATGAACTGGATTTTTTACTTTAGCCCTATACACATCTGCAATCCAAGATGATGTAGCCCAGACTTCATCGCCTTTGTCTAGGCATTTCACCCATCTATCGCAAATCTCAGTGGTTTCATGAGCAGAGTAAAGAATATTGTATGAATTAGCTAGCAGGATATGATGCTGTGGAACAGCAAAAGATATATTAATATCTGCTTCTTGGCTTAGTCTGGACATTTTAATACCAGCCTCATATAGATAATTATATAAATTATGACTTGCTGTAGAGTATCCATTATCATTTCTAGAATAATCTGAATACATTGTAGAGCCAGTTAGACTTACACTTATTTCTTCCATGACCGTTGATTCCTTATCATTCCGTGTTTTTCAAGTGCTCGTTGAATTGTCATGTGGCTGACCTGAGCCTCTTCTGCCATCTCTTTAATGTTTTTACGCTCAACCACATATCTCTTATGCAGCCAAACCGTTGATTCATAAAGCTTCATTATTTTACTTTCTCTTTGTAAGCATAATAAGCGATTCCACAGGCATCTCCAACATCGTTATCATCTATCTGAATTCCAAACTTCTTAAAGAAATCCATAGTTTTTTGCTTTCTAATTTCTCTGATACGAGTTTTAATAAAAGCATCTCCCTTTCCAGGATACTTTGCTTTTACTTCTTCTTTCATAGCCTTAGTAAAGTTATTATTACCAATATATGATTGCCACTGAATTGGTGTCAGTGTTACTACCTCTGTAGTTTTATCTAGTAGGTTTGCTAATAAAGCACCAACTATCATTGCAATCTTAAGACCAGCATCTGGTGAACGAACCATAATAGCTTGTTCTACTGCAACATATTCTGGACTTGTAAGTTTTTTAATTGACTTAGCCTTTTCTCCAGCATCTTTAATCTTGTCATATATTGTAGCACCTACTATTGGAAGCTTACCTATTTTAACAATCTTTCCATCCTCAATAAGACAAAAAGCTACGGATGCTGTAGACGCATCAATTCCTAGAACTCTTTTTACTTTTACTTTTTTTAAGTCCTGCAATGACATTTTCTATATCTCCAATTGTTTTTAGTGGCTTAAGCTGATTATTTTTATATTCACAGAAAGAACAAATATTTAATGGATTGTGCTTACTTAGTAATGCATTACACCCTTCACACAGTCTCTCTTTTCCAGAAAGTCTGTCTCTTTTCTCATAATACTTCTGCATAATTCTTTTATTTGTTGCAACCCTGCAACATTGATTAGAACAGTATTTTTGATTATGAGTTTTAAATTCAAACTCTTTCTGGCACTCTGCACATTTTTTCATAACTTCCTAACCTGCAGTGGCTCAATCTTTGTGCGACCATCTGGGGCTTCCTGACAAGCATCAAAAATTGGGCAGTATTTACACTGATAAGAACTCTTTGTATATCCACGCTTTACATTTTTCTTTTCAACCCATGCCTGACGAACTTCACGCATCCAGTCAAAGATGTAGTCCACATATTCTTGATTATCTTCTGTCATAAGAATTGGGAATGTAGAAATTTCGTGTGTGTTTTTATTTTCATATAGGAAGAAGCCTTCTTGTGCCCCAGTTCCCTTCATATAAATAAGTAATTGAACAAGGTGTGAGTCTGATGGAGTTTCTGTCATCTTACGAATATCGTATTGCTCAGCCTTAATTGTTTTAATTTCTCCAACAATCTCTTCTCCGTCAACATCTAGAATAACATCGATAAATCCACGCACAGGTGGGTCAACAATCTTTAGCTCTCGTTCAATTTCTTTTACTGTGGCTACAGTTGTGACCTTTCTAAGAGTCTTCTGGATACGGTCATGTGAGGCAGTTCCATTTTCCATAGCAGCCATACCTTCTGCGGTAAATGTGTCTTTCATGATTACACCGTCAAATGCAAATTGCCAATATCTAGGGCATGTTCCAAAGCCATATCCAACTGTAGATGGAGAAAATGTATATTTAGTTTGAATACCATCTCTCTGCTTACCTTCTAGGCTTGCAGTTTTAAGCTCCTTTTGTAGCTTCTTATGGTTAAGCTTTGTTTCTCTCTTACGATTCTTTAGTGCGTCAATATGATTCGTTGGTGTCATGTCTCTCCTAATAGGTCTTTGTAGTGTATTTTAGTGCTCCCACAAGTTTGTCTATCGTATCAGACATAGTGTAGTAGATATTCTTTTTAGTGTGATTTACCGAGCCACTTGGACCCTTTGCTACAGTAGTATACCAAGTTGCTAGAATTTGAAATTTAGCAGACATAGCTTGAAGCTTTGTAATAAGTGCTACTGCTTGCATGGCAGGAATGTCTGGCTTCATCAAAAGCTTTACAACAATTCCAAGTGCTTCATCTAAATCTTCATCCTTCATAAATTCATGAATGTCATTAAACTCTGTAATCTTGCTTATGTAATCAAGACTGGTTTCCATATAATTCTTCCTCTAATTCTTTAATTCGTTCTTCCATTTGCTCTAGAATTGCCCACTCAATTACGGCAAGACGAGTCTTATATTTCTCGCCCAATACTACCATAAGTGCAGGTGATTTGTCAAGGTCTGTGCGTAAGGCATCAGTAACAATCTTTGCCCAGTTATCTTGTGATAGTGAGTATGATTTTGAATATTCCTTAACATCAATGATGAAGCCCTTCCACGAAGCATCACCTTTTTGATATTGACCACGACCAGAATTCTTATGTGGCTTTGCGCCAATGCGTTTTAGTTCTCCACGCTCACTCATAGTCTTGCCTCTGAATAATGTTCCTGACTACAAGACCACACTAGTTTACGCTTAGATTCATCTAGTCTGGCGTTGTGAACTGTTTCATCACATTCTTGACAAACAAATGTTCCAGATACTGGGATTGAGTCATCTACTACTGGCTCACTTTTTTGTTTATCTTTATTTAAAAAGTCTTTAGGGTCTATCATATTTTTTCATGCACCAAAGCTTTTAGTTTATCAAATACTTCTTTGCTATTACGAACCATATCAACTACTTTTGCACGACCCTGTATACGCTCTTCAAGAACTGTATACCATGCTCCACCACGCTCAATAATTCCCATCATTTCGGCTGTATCTACTAAGTCTGCAACTTCATCTACACCAACATGTTCCCCTTGGAAATAGAAGTCGTATGCTCCGCTAATAAATTGTGGACCAGTCTTGTTATAGTCAATTGTCCAGTTAACAGGGCGACCAACCTTTTGTTCGATTAACTTATCTCCAACAGCAACCTTATCTTTAATAGAGTTTGCTTCTGCTTCGGATGACCAAAGCTTTACAATGGTGCTGCTGAAGAATTTAACAGCCATACCTCCTGTTGGGATATGGGTAGCATGCATAGAGCCAAACTGATTACGCTGCTGTGAGATAAGAATTAGCAATGTATTCTTATTTGCGTAGTTAAGCATTTTAACTGCGTGAGTCATATCTTTTGCCTCTGCACCAATTTGTTTTGTGTCTTGTAGGTGTTTAAGTTCTTCACCATCCTTCTCAAAGTAAATTGCTGGAAGAAGTGCTGAGATAGAGTCAACAACAACTAGGTCTACACCTGCATTCATTAGCTGCACACCAATATCAACCATGTCATTAATAGTCTTTACTGGTGAATAGATAAGTTTACTAGAATCTACTCCTAGCTTTTCTGCCCACTCTTGTGAATATGATTGCTCTGCATCAATCCATGCGCAGGTTTTTCCATTCTTCTGTGCTTCTGCAATCATTTGCAAGCAGAATGATGATTTACCTGCAGACTTATTTCCCCAAATTAAAACTTGACGACCATATGCAAATCCACCTTTTAGTCCAACATTAAGACTAAGGCTTGGTGTTACCTGTTTTTCTATTATTACCTCTGTTGCCGACTGAACCCTTTGTCTTGTCTTTGGGTCTAGTCTTGCCAGAATGTCCTCTATCGTTGTTTCGCTCATTAAAATGACTCTCCAATATCTTTGCTAATTCTTTCATTTTATCATCTCTCATAGATGATAGTTTCTTTATAATTGAGAACATAAGTTCTTCATTATGACTTCTGATTACTAAAAGAAATTCCTTTTCAGAACCTTCAAGGAAGTATCCCCTGACACTATCCTCTGACTCCATGTAGTCTCTCTCTGTCTTTATTAATATTCATCTTTTTAACCATTGTCTGGTCAAGTGACACATTGGTAACACCATTAGCATCTAGCCCTGCCCATAAGTCAAATACACGGATAATAATGTCGCATAATTCTTCTACAATAGCTTCTTCGCCTTTATCTTTACGCAATGCCTCTAATACCTCAGTTGCTTCTGAATGAATCATTGCAATCTGTTTTGCATAAAAAATAAATGCATCTTGTTCTTGAATTCTTTGGGTTGGCTCCCAAAATCCTTTATCTTCCGCAGTAGCATGAATAGCTCTTGCTAATGTGTCCCAATTCATGTTCATCGTGTGAACTCCTTAATAGTTAGACCGCCAGACCTTGTTTGTGTAATTAGTGGTTTACAACGCTCACCTGGCTTTGCGTTTACCAATGCATTTGAATACATACCTGAAAATACGGTAGTTGCAAATAATTCTTTGTCGTTATTGGCGAAGATAATATTACCCATCTTATCGCCCTTCTTTGTTTTTCTACCAGAGAATGATACCACATACATCTCATCATCGATTAAATTAAGATTCTTCGCTGAAAGGAATCTGGTAAATGAATTTTCTGCTTTTCTAATTTCGTCTGGAAGTGCATATTCTGCAATGCGATTATCTCCAACTAGAATTACATACTGCTTTCCTGTTTCAATAACTGTGTCTTGTTTATCAAATACCCCTACGGAACCAGTTTTATCTACAAGTTCTACTCTACTCCAGCCATCTCCACGCTTAATTGACTTAACCATAGCCATTACTAAGAATGAGCCTTGCTCTTCATAATCTTCTAGTGGTTTAATAAAGGCATCCATCCATCTTGGTAAATCATTTATAAACTCTGGAATGTTTAATAATTCATAATAGTTATCAGCTTCGTTACCTTTTCTTGGATTATCATCAAACGCTGCGCCACCAATCTTGTTTAGAGACTCAACTGCACGAGCATTAATTCCAGAACCTTTTTCACGAGTTACCTTACGAAAATGTTCATATGAAGTATATGGGCGGCGAGCAATAATTGCATTAGCAATATTATCTGAAATATATTTAACATTACCAAGACCAAAACGAATTGCATCACCTTCAAGGGTAAAGTCGGAGCCTCCCTCATTGATGTGCGGTAAACGAATTTTAATTCCCATGCGCTTTGCTTCAATAAGATATTCTGTACGAGTGTCCTTATCTTTTTCATTCCGAAGAAGTGAGTACATAAACTCTACTGGATATTTTAGTTTTAACCAAGCAGTCCAGTATGAAAGCATTGAATAGGCAACAGCGTGAGACTTATTAAAAGAGTAACCTGCGTGTGCTTCAAAGTCGTGCCATAGGTTTTGTGCATCATATGCATCAATATGTTTGCTCGCACCATTAACAAACTGCTCTTTATACTTATCAAATTCACGGGCATCTTTTTTCTTACCAATAATCTTACGAACCTTATCAGCCTCAGCCATGGTCATTCCACCGAGCTTTACACAGGCAAGCATAACCTGTTCCTGATAAAGAATACATCCATATGTATCTTTTGTAAACTCTTCAATGATTGGATGAAGATATGTTACCTTAGTCTTACCCTTTTTACGCTTAATGTATTCGGCACCAATTGTATTCATAGCTCCTGGGCGAACTAGAGCATTTGAAGCAGCAAGTTCATCAAAGTTTGATACACCCATCTTAATCAGTAGGTTTGTGTACGGAGCGGTTTCAGCCTGGAATACACCCTTTGTAAATCCAGCAGTTAAATCTAGATATACTTCTTTATCTGCTAGGTCTAGTTCGGTTAGGTCAATATCTTTACCAGTTCTCTCTTTGATACGGTCTAGCGTATCATGAATTACGGCAAGAGTTTTAAGACCAAGAGCATCAATTTTAATCAAACCAATGTTTGCTGCTTGCTCCATATCTACTGCAACTACAGGAATACGGTCATCGCTTTGTGTGTCTTTACGGGTTTCCATTGGAGCAAACTTGTAAATATCATCTTTTGCTGTAACAATACCTGCAGCATGCATACCAGTTCCACGAATTCGACCACGAAGCCTATCTGCATACTGAACAATTTCTGGATACTTTTGTCTAAACTCTGCTGTGCTTTTATTTGTAATGAACTCTTCCCAAGTATCTACCTGCTTTAGAGCCTTATTAACTTCTCCTAGTGGAACATTAAATGCACGAGCAACATCTCGGACAACACCCTTATCTTTAAATGTAAGGAATGTGGCAATAGATGCAACATGACCATACTTTTCAGTTAGGTATCCTTTTACCTCACCTCTACGGCGGTCTTCATAGTCTGTATCAATATCTGGAAAGTCATTGCGCTCTGGATTAATAAAGCGAAAGAACAATAGTCCGTATTTAATTGGGTCTACTTCTGTAATACCTAATGCATAACAAACTAAAGAACCTGCGGCAGAACCACGACCTGGACCAACTAAAATATCATTAGTCTTAGACCAGTTAATCATATCTGATACAACTAGGAAGTATGAACTAAAGTTTTTATCACGAATAATCTTAAGTTCTTCATATAGACGAATCCGATACTCATCATGTACCGCTAGACCCTTCTTAACAAGCCCAGAATAGGCTAGAGACTCTAGTTCATCGTGTGGGTCTTTGTACTCTACTGGTAGTAAGTCTAGCCCCTTATGCTCTGTGTATGAGCCAATCTTGTCTGAGATTGCTACAGAATTTTCGTATAGGTCTGGTCTATCAATTCCCTGCTCTTCCATCTTGGCTTTAACATCATTGTGTCCAGCTAAATAGATATCAAGTTCAGAGAATGACATTTGACGGTCTCCATAAAGATAATCAAGTCTTTGCATAAGGTCTTTAATTTTAGTACTGCCCTCGTAGGTTGAACCCTTTTGAATATTTGGATGTGTTCCAAGGATAAGCATAATTTCTTCTGCAATACGGTCTTTAGGGTCTGCATAGTGGCAGTCAAGTGTTACTGTGCTCTTTACACCCATATCATCTGCAAGCTTAAGTAATGCATGATTCAGTTCTGCAGGGTTATGTGGTTGCAGTTCCATATAAAAGTCATCATTAAATACTTGCTTAAACCAGTCTGTATATTGTTTAGCAAGAGGCATATTATCATTCTCAATTGCTTTAGCAATAATTCCATTCATACATCCAGATAGCACAACAAGACCGCTTGCATGCTTTTCTAGAATATCAAAGTCCATACGAGGCTTCATAAAGAAACCATCATTCCAAGCATCTTCTGATAGCTTGCCTAAGTTTTGTAATCCTGCATCATCTTTAGCAAGAATAATTAAGTGGTTATAAATCTTTTCTTCTGCATCACGGTCTTTACGACTACGCCTATCAAAGCGGTCATTAGTAAAGTATGCTTCAATGCCGAGGATTGGCTTTACGCCTGTTTCTTTTGCAGCATTTAACATATCCATATGACCAGATAATGTTCCATGGTCTGTAATAGATAGTGCTGTCATACCTAGCTCTTTAGCACGAGTCATAAGCTCAAGTGGTGACGAGAATCCGTCAAGTAGGCTATAGTAAGAATGTGAATGGTGATTGTGATACATTAAACTCCAATGATGGTGGGACGGTAGAAGTATATCCTACCGCCTCCACTTTGTCAAGATTTACCAGTCTACAGAAGTAGTGGCTGTTGAGTCTACATCTAGACCCATATAGAAACTTTCTTGGTCAGTATATACAACCTGACGAGTAGCGGTCTTCATCAAATCGAATGGTTCGACTCCGCTAAAGTCAAATGGTGTTTCATCTACTGCTCCTGGAATCAAAACATAATTGGTTGATGTTCCAGTTCCGTTTCTGCGAAGAGACCAAACGAGATTGGTAATAGTACCAGTTTCATCGTCAAAGTCGCTAATAGTATTAGTTGTTGTTGATTTAGGACCAACACCCTGTGACCAAATTGCTACATAATTTTCTTCATTATCGTAGACATAAACATTGGTATAAAAACGAAGTTTAGCTTTCCAGCCAGCCTTTGGGTCTTTTCGGTTTTGTTCACAGCCATAGCAACGACCTTCGTCATCCATAGAGCATAATGCTTTACGGCGATAATCTTTAGGGTTTGTATGTTCTGCTACTACGATTGCTTGACCTTGCTTTTCATCGTAATTTTTTGAATCGGCACTAAGTTCGTTTACGAAACGAAGTTTGACCTTTTGTCCATCGTCCAATTTGAGCCAACGACCCTTTGGACCTTCTGCTGCACGAGCATCAATTTCTCTATGTGCTTGCTTGAGCGATTTAATAATTGCCATTTTTATCTCTTTTCTAAATAGTTGAACCTATAAGTGGTTCTAGTAGTGTAATTATATCAGAGCTGGAACAATAAGTCAAGTGTCTTATTATCCATAGCCGATAAAATTTCTTCTTTTGTCATATCCCCAATGTCTTTTTTACCATCTGGAATCTTAATTAAACTAATTTCTCTAGACTTAATACCATCCATAATCTTCTTTACGAATGACTGACCAGCCTCATCTGAGTCTGGAGCTAGGATAATCTTGGTTGCATACTTTTCTAGCAATCTAAGTTGTTCTCGGCTAACATTTGCACCAAGAGTTGCCACTGCACTAAACCCCATCTGATGTAATTTAATTGCATCAAATGATGACTCTACAACTATAATCTCATTAAACTTACAGCGATTAAGATTAAATAAAACTTTAGAGCGTGGGAGATTTGTTGAATTCTTAAATGACTTGCCCTCAATAGAGCGAGCGACAAATCCTACAATCATTCCAGTATCTGTTTGAACTGGAACCGTTACCATATCCTGATTTTCTGAATATCCTAAATGAAAAGTATTAATAGAGTCAGTAGTGATGCCACGACCATTCCAATAACTAGTAGAACGCTCAGAGCTGAGACAATCGCTATAAAGCTTACTGATAAGAACAGTATCAAACTCCTGAAATTCTTTATTAGATTTGTTTGTGTTATTAAATATTTGTTCTGCAAAATTACTTTCCTTTGCTGCACTACTAATTACACGATTAGCTTCGAAGTATGAGCGCTTAGTTGTCTTCATAACCATATCTAATAGTGTTCCATTTTCCTGACAAGAAAAACAAATAAAGAGACCTTTCTCTTTATCAACTTCGCATGCTGGGGTGTGTCTATTATTATGAAATGGGCAGAAAATTAAAAAGTGAGTATCTAGCTCTGACCCAATGGTGATACCACATTGGGCGAGGACTTCTCGTACTTGCCCCTCTGTGTAGGTGTCATTGCTATTAGTTTTGTTCCTACCACTGCTTGGTAACATCTTGCCTTTGCCTTTCCGACATAAATTCCGTATCGTGTATATTTGAAGTTAAACACTCCATTATTATAGGATATAGTAAACACAGAGTCAAGGTCTAAGTGTGGAATATATCCTTTATTTCTCATGTATTCTTCGGCAATAGAGTGGTATTGCTCTCTAAGGCGCATAATGTCTTTATCATCGTGGATTACTCCATCGAAGTTAAAATTATGAATCTTTTTATGAGTAGCATATTCCACACTATAATTATACCAAAGATATACTAGAAATTGGGGTCTGCTATCTCTTGAAATTGACCCTTATCAAAGTCTGCAAACATTATGAAGTCCCCTAAAAATCCATGTCGATTCTTACGAAACGCACACTCTAAGGCATCTGTATTTTGTTTACGACCAAGTGCTAATACCCAGTCAGCATCATACGCAATCTGGCGTGACCATGCAACCTGTCCCAATTGTGGGACAGACTCTAAGTCTGTAGCATCGTCTGGTGTAGCAGATGCAATTGCAATGATTGGAATCTGTTCTGAGATTGCTAATAGTTTAAGCTCCCGAGATAGGTTCTTAATCTTTACAGTTTCATTCATATTTGTATTAGAGTTATCTGTCATAAGCTGTAGGTAATCGATAATTACCATGTCTGGTTTATATTGGTCAATCTTAGCTCTAATAACGCTAGGGGTTACTGCCCCATCTCCATCGCTAGAGATAATCTTAAATGGTGGCTGACCAACTAGATTACGGTCTGCCCACTCCTTAAAATCATTCTCATCTACTTTACCAGCAGACATATTACGATGGCTAAACTTTCCATCACCGATAACTGTGAAAATACGATTACGAACTTCATTTTCAGTCATTTCAAGGGACAGAATCATTGGGGTGCGACCATTCTTCCAAGCCTGAACCGCAAAGTATAGAGCAAGCCAAGACTTACCAATTGCAGGATAGGCTAAGAGAATACCTAGCTGACCCTTAGAGATACCCATAGGCAAACAAACATCGAATGATGGAATGTTTGTACGGATACCAATATCACCGTTCTTAGCGGCTTCTCTGGTCTTTTCAAAGTATGCGAGCGCATCATCAACATCTGTGACTTCAACATCTCGTACCTTAGCAGTAATGCGAGAAAGATTAGATACTGCACCTGTAACAAAGTCTAGTGCCTTACTTGTTTCCCCACTCTGGAGCATTTCCGCAGATTGTCTTAGGGTGCTTCGCAAAGTTTCGTCAAGGAAAGCCTCTTTGAGTCTGTTCACATGGTAAACGGTTGGTCCAACCTCTACTGGTTCAAAGTCACGGAATCGTGTTTCAACTAATTCCGCTGTGGGAACTTGCTTTGTATCATTATAATAGTCTTTAACAAAGTCCCAAATATCACCACAGGAACGCATCATTGGGTCAATGCTGTGCTCAAATAGTAGGTGGATATCCTTATTCTTACATACTGCAGAAAGAACTTCAACTTCTTCACGCATTGGCATTATAAAACTCCTCTTTTAGTTGTTGCATTTTAGCTCTACGCTCTGCCCGTAGTTTATCATCTTGTTCTTTGTCTGTCAAGGTCTTTAGTAAGGTATCGCAGTTGTTATAAAACCAAACAAGGGGATGACCATCTTTTTGTAAAGTAAAGTAATAATCTATTGCTTTCTCTACTTGGTCTTCCCCAAAATCTTCAACAAGTGATGCCATTGCCCACTTCTCTTTGTACTTATTGACTGTTAAGACTTTGCCATATTTAGTTTTATACTTATTTGCATAATATGACAGCATACCAAATGCTGCACTGGCTTTGTCTTTAGTCACCAAGTTCCTCCGTGATTGCTTTTACTTTTTCCATAAGCTTTGCTTCAACAAACTTATATACTCTATCAGTTGCTTCGTTTGCAGTTTCACCCTGACGAACTGAGTCTTCTATGCCAATATCAACATGTAGTGATTCATAGTTGCCTAAGTTTTTTACAAACTTAAGACCCACTCTTACTGTTGTGCTCATCCTTATCTTCCTTATCTACTGAAAAACCAATTGGTATTCGGATATTTTCATTCTCGTCTGCATCTAATGCTCTAGCTAACATTGCCCATCTATCTGAGATTGCAACAATTGCATCAATATCTTTATTATACTCAGCAATTTCTTGTGCTTTTGCTAGCGCCTTTGCACTTTGCACAAATGCAGAGTCTGAGGA